AGTTTGTGTTGAAGGTAGTACGATTGTGATTGAGGGTAACGGCACTCGTCCTTCCCACCAAGGAGATGGTTATAAGGAATCCGATGTGATGTACACCCTTAACACCGTTGACCGCCACGCCGTATACGCAATGACTACCGGTTATTACGCACAGGTAACCAAGGATACCGCACCTACTCTTCTTTCCAGAGATTATAAGGATGCAGCTGTGGTAACTGATCCTGCCTACGGCATCGGCAGAGATGCTTTTAACCAGGGTAAGAACGCACAGTACAAGCCTTCCATTGAAGAAGAAACTCAGCCGACTTTGGTAGCCAAGGGTCCCGGCGCAGTTGCAGCTCCGTATGGGTTCGACCCCTCCGCTACTCGTGATGTTGGACAGTACTTCCTTGAGGATTGTGGCAACACACTGGTAAACGGTACTTGTCCCGGACATCATAACGGTGTAGTCGAAGCTTCCTATACAGTACGCAGACTTACGCCTACCGAATGTGCAAGACTTCAAGGATTCCCCGATTGGTGGTGCGATGACCTCGGCATCGAAGAACCTACTATGGATGATATCCGTTATTGGTACGATGTTTTTGAGACCCACCGCAGAATTGTTGGCAATTCTACGAAATCGAAGACTCTTAAGCAAATAAGAAAGTGGCTCACAGATCCACATTCCGATGCTGCGGAATATAAAATGTGGGGTAACGGAGTCGCTTTGCCTTGTGTCCTTTTTGTGCTTTCCGGCATTGTGTGGTGTACACAAATAGATGCCGATAATACCACAGAATAATCTACATTAAAGTGTGCAGATATTACTGGACATATCTCGTACTTGACGGTAATATGTGACTACCAAAAAACAAGGAGGTCATAATAATGACAATCAAGTACAATGTTCCCGGCAAGGAACGCAAACGAATGGTTCTTACAATTGCAAAGTGGCTCGGCGAAGAGGTTAAATACCTGGGTGCTCCCAGCTTCGCCTACGAGGTGGACTACTTCACCATCGATAAGGACGGCAACCTCATTTTTGATGACCGCGCCGACAGCGAGGTTATCGAGAGATTGCTTGAGCATCTCTACGATGAGGGTTTTGAAAGTGATATAAGTGCAGAAGCGCCCCAAGGCATCGCAATTCAAATCCCAATGGCAGACTTCACCGAAGCCTCTTTGCAAAACCTTTTTGACCTGGTCGAATCCAAAGGCAACCTTATCAAGAAAGCCTTGGGAGTTGACGACCTTCCCATCAACCTCATCGGTGAGCGTTTGGATTTCCCTTGGTTCAAAACCGACAGCACTCCCGATGAAATTCATACCTACATGGAGTTTGTGACAGCCTTATGCAATATGGCAAAGAATCAAAAGCGGATAAACGCAAAAGAGAAAGAAGTCGAAAACGAGAAATACGCCTTCCGATGCTTTCTCCTTCGACTCGGCTTTATCGGCAACGAGTACAAAACCGCTCGCAAAATTTTGCTCCGCAATCTTTCAGGATCTTCCGCATTCAAAAGCGAGGAGGTGAATGAATAATGTTTGGAGTAAGTGAAAGCACTGTTAAGCGTCTTAAAGAACAATATCCCGTAGGCAGCCGTGTTGAGTTGGTTCATATGAATGACCCTTTCAACACAAAACTCGTCCCCGGTTGCAAAGGAACCGTTAAGGGTGTTGACGATATCGGCACAATCCACGTGCAGTGGGATTGTGGTTCTTCCCTTGGTGTAGCCTACGGCGAAGATGTATGTAGAAAGGTGGATGATTAAAATGGCGGATAAGGTTCGTGAACAGATCCTCGCAGTTCGAGACACGGGACTTACCAATATGTTCGACGTCAACACCGTTCAGCGTATTGCATTTGAAGCTGGATACTATGAATTGGTAAATTACCTGGAAGACCACCGTAAAGAGTATGTGCATTTCATACTGACCGGTGAAGCGTGAGGTGTGCTTATGTGGAAAGAAGGTTCCTTGAAGGTCTACAACAGTATCTTTCATTACTGGATTAAGGTTTACTCCGTGGGAAGCCGATTCGGTATTGAAGGCGGTAAGATTTCCAAGCTGATGCTGAAGCGTGACGGAAAGGTTGTCTGCAATTACGACAGAGGTTGGGATATAAAACCAGTCGATGCCGATACGCAGATGGCTTACGAGATTTTGGTTCATACCGAAAACTACTAAACTCAACAATCCCCTGGGATAGAGCCGAGAGGCTCTGTTCCTCGTTACAGCCATAGGGCTGTTTTTTTATACCCTTTTTTAGGAGGTGACCGCATATCAGAAAACTAAAAAACTATAAGCCGACCAGGTTTATGGCAGAAGGTTCTTACTACGATAAGGCTGCCGCTGATTATGCAGTGAGCTTTATTGAATGCCTCTGCCATACAAAAGGCACCTGGGCAAGAAAGCCGTTTGAACTTATAGACTGGCAAGAACAAATCATTCGTGACTTGTTCGGAATTAAGAAAGCCAACGGTTACAGACAGTTCAACACCGCCTACATTGAGATACCAAAAAAGCAAGGCAAATCCGAACTTGCGGCTGCCGTTGCGTTGCTTCTCACTTGTGGTGACGGTGAGGAACGTGCCGAGGTTTACGGCTGTGCTTCTGATAGACAGCAGGCATCTATCGTTTTCAACGTTGCTGCGGATATGGTTCGTATGTGTCCAGCCCTGGCAAAACGAGTAAAAATCCTCGATTCGCAAAAAAGACTCATCTACTTACCTACAAACAGTATCTACCAAGTCTTGTCCGCCGATGTCAGCAACAAGCACGGATTTAATACCCACGGTGTTGTCTTTGATGAATTACACACACAGCCCAACAGAAAGCTCCACGATGTAATGACCAAAGGTTCCGGTGATGCCCGTATGCAACCGTGCTTTTTTAATATTACTACCGCAGGCACCGATACAAAATCCATCTGTTATGAGCTCCACCAAAAAGCCAAAGATATCATTGAAGGCAGAAAAATAGACCCTACTTTTTATCCAGTTATCTATGGTGCAAACGAAGAGGACGATTGGACAGACCCCAAAGTTTGGGCAAAGGCAAACCCCTCTCTCGGTATTACTGTTGCCATCGATAAGGTTCACGCAGCCTGCGAGTCTGCAAAGCAAAACCCCGGCGAGGAGAACTCCTTCCGCCAGCTCCGTCTGAATCAATGGGTGAAGCAAGCGGTACGTTGGATGCCGATGGACAAATGGGATAAATGTTCTTTTGCAATAAATGAAGATGACCTGGAAGGTCGTGTATGCTACGGCGGACTTGACCTTTCATCCACAACGGATATCACGGCATTGGTGTTGGTTTTCCCACCCATCGATGAGGATGACAAATATGTTGTCCTACCGTACTTTTGGATACCCGAGGATAATATGGAGCTTCGTGTGCGAAGGGACCACGTGCCTTACGATGTGTGGGAACGACAAAACCACCTCAACACAACGGAAGGTAACGTTGTTCACTACGGTTACATCGAGAAGTTTATAGAACGGCTCGGTGAGCGTTTTAATATTCGTGAAATCGCATTCGACCGTTGGGGTGCTGTTCAGATGGTGCAGAACCTTGAAGGTATGGGTTTCACGGTTGTTCCTTTCGGTCAAGGCTTCAAAGATATGTCTCCGCCTACAAAGGAACTGATGAAGTTGGTGCTTGAAGAAAAGATCGCTCACGGCGGGCAACCGGTCCTCCGGTGGATGATGGATAACATTTTTATCCGCACCGACCCTGCCGGTAATATCAAGCCGGACAAGGAAAAGTCCACAGAGAAGATTGACGGCGCAGTTGCTACCATTATGGCTCTCGACCGTGCAATCCGCTGTGGCAATGATACTACCGCTTCGGTTTATAACGACCGAGGCATTTTGTTTATATGAAGGGAGTGAATCACGATGGGCATTTTTTCAGGATTGTTCCGATCCAGAGATAAGCCTCAAAACAGAACTGTTGGAAGTTCTTACACCTTTCTTATGGGAGGCTCAACTTCCGGCAAACCCGTGAATGAACGCTCGGCTATGCAGATGACCGCCGTTTATTCTTGCGTGAGGATACTTGCTGAAGCTGTGGCAGGACTACCGCTCCACCTTTACAAGTACACCGATTCCGGTGGCAAAGCAAAAGCAACCGACCATCCACTTTACTTGCTGTTACACGATGAGCCAAACCCCGAGATGAGCTCTTTTGTGTTCCGCGAAACCTTAATGACACATCTGCTTCTTTGGGGTAACGCTTACGCACAAATCATCCGCAATGGCAAAGGTGAAGTCGTGGCTCTTTATCCGCTGATGCCGAATAAGATGACCGTTGACCGTGATAGCAACGGACAACTTTATTACACCTATCAGCGGTCTAATGAAGAAGCTCACACAATGGAAGGTTCATCCGTAAAACTCAAGCCTTCGGATGTTCTTCATATTCCGGGACTTGGATTTGACGGCCTCGTTGGTTACAGTCCTATCGCAATGGCAAAAAACGCTATCGGTATGGCGATAGCTTGTGAAGAATTTGGTGCTAAATTCTTTGCCAACGGTGCTGCTCCTTCCGGTGTTTTGGAACATCCTGGTACCATTAAAGACCCAAGCCGTGTGCGTGATGCTTGGCAGAGCCAGTTTGGCGGCTCATCCAATTCAGGCAAAGTTGCTGTTTTGGAAGAAGGAATGAAGTATACACCGATTTCCATTTCTCCTGAACAGGCGCAGTTCCTTGAAACACGCAAATTTCAAATCAACGAAATTGCTCGAATTTTCAGAGTGCCACCGCATATGGTTGGTGACCTTGAAAAGTCGAGCTTTTCTAATATTGAGCAGCAATCTCTTGAGTTTGTGAAATACACCCTCGACCCCTGGATTATCCGTTGGGAGCAATCAATGATGAGAGTTCTTCTCTCACTCGATGAAAAGAAGGAGTTTTTCATTAAATTCAATCTTGAGGGGCTGCTCCGAGGTGACTATCAAAGCCGTATGAACGGCTATTCGATTGCAAGGCAGAACGGTTGGATGAGTGCAAACGACATCCGTGAGCTTGAAAACCTTGACCGAATCCCTGCTGAACAAGGCGGAGATTTGTACCTCATCAATGGCAGTATGCTTCCGCTCGGTAGTGCGGGTGCTTATGCAGATATAAATCCTACAGAAACGGAGGAAACGGAAACCAATGAAGATACCCCAAACGAAGAAGTTCTGGGCGTGGAAAAACCTGGCGGACGAAGGTCAGCCCGAAGAGCGAGTTCTTGAACTGTACGGAACTATTGCTGAAGAAAGTTGGTTCGACGATGACATCACTCCCAGGATGTTCAAAGACGAGCTCAACGCAGGCAGTGGTGACATCACAGTTTGGATTAACTCTCCCGGTGGTGATTGCGTAGCCGCAAGTCAGATTTACACCATGCTTATGGACTACAAAGGCAATGTCACGGTTAAGATTGACGGAATCGCAGCATCTGCGGCATCGGTCATTGCAATGGCCGGAACCAAGGTGCTCATGGCACCTACCGCACTGATGATGATTCACAATCCTATGACCGCAGCTTTCGGTGACAGTGACGATATGCAGAAAGCCATCGAAATGCTCAACGAGGTCAAGGAAAGCATCATCAATGCTTACGAAATCCGCACCAATCTCTCCCGTGCAAAGCTGTCTCACCTTATGAGCAGCGAAACCTGGATGAATGCAAAGAAAGCAATCGAACTCGGTTTTGCCGATGAAATCCTCACCGATGAAAAAACGGTAGCCGATGTTCCTGCATTTGCGTTTTCCAGCAAAGCGGTTGAAATGGCACTAATTAATAAAATCACCGCAAAAACCAATCCCGTGGTCAAGGATGAAACCAAAGTTGTGCCGAAGGTTGAACCCAAGACCGAACCCACCCACGGCAGATCCGTCAGCGAACTGATGGAACGCCTCGATCTTATGAAATATTAAAGGAGGATATCGCTATGACGATTATCGCAATGCGTGCAAAACGCGCCAAGGCTATTGAAGCCGCAAAAGCATTTTTAGAGTCTCACAGAGACGCTAATGGTTTTCTCTCTACCGAAGATGATACCATCTACACCGGCATGGAGAACGACATCGGTAAGATGGGCGTTGAAATCGCCCGTATGGAAAGAATGGAAGCTATGGATGCCGAACTTGCAAAGCCCGTATCCGCTCCCATTACCGAGAAACCCGCAACCGCAAAGGTGGACACCAAGATTGGCACTGCATCTGATTCTTACAAGGATGCTTTCTGGAACGCAACCCGCTCCAAGAACGGCGTTTCTTATGAGGTTCGCAATGCTCTCCAGGAAGGTGTCGACAGCGAGGGCGGCTATCTCGTTCCCGACGAATTCGAGAACACCCTTGTTCAGGCTCTCCACGAAGAGCACATCTTCCGTGGTCACGCTCACGTTTTCCAGACTGAAGCTGGTAGCCGCAAGATTCCAGTTGTAACTACTAAAGGTACTGCATCCTGGATTGACGAGGAAGGCACTATTCCCGAGGGCGATGACATCTTTGGTCAGCAGACCATTGATGCTCACAAGGTCGGCACTATCATCAAGGTGTCTGACGAGTTGCTCAACGACTCTGCCTTTGACCTTGAGAGCTATTTCGCTTCCGAGTTTGCTCGCCGCATCGGCGACAAGGAAGAGGACGCTTTCTTCAACGGCAACGGTGAGAAGAAACCTCTCGGCATTCTCGCTGATAAGGGTGGCGCTGAAGTTGGTGTTACTGCAGCCTCTGGTACTGCAATCACCGCTGATGAGATTATCAATCTCTTCTACAGCGTAAAGGCTCCTTACCGCAGAAAGGCAATCTGGATTTTCAACGATGACACTATGGCTGCTATCCGCAAGCTCAAGGGCAACGATGGTCAGTATCTCTGGCAGAAGGCTCTTCAGGAAGGTGGTCACGAGACCCTGCTCGGCAGACCCATTTTCACTTCTCCTTTCGTTCCCACCATCGCAGCCGGCAACAAGGTAGCCGTGTTCGGTGACCTCCACTTCTACTGGATCGGTGACCGCCAGGGCATCACCTTCAAGCGCCTCAATGAGCGTTATGCCGATTCCGGCCAGGTTGGCTTCCTCGCCACCAAGCGTCTTGATGGTAAGCTCATTCTCCCTGAAGCCGTTAAGGTTCTTCAGATGAAGGGCACTGCCTCTGCGTAACTGAAAGGCGGTGATGTAGAATGGCAAATCTGCTCCAGAGAGTAAAAGACAACTTAATTCTTACGCATAGCGTGGATGATGGTCTGCTCGAAGGCTACATCACCGCTGCCACCGCTTATGCGGAGAGTTATCAGCACATCCCGGAAGGTCATTATAAAAACCACTCGATGCCGCCCACTACAGAACAGGCAGTTATTATGCTGACATCTCATTTCTATGAGTCGAGGGACGGTAGTACGGGTGGTTTCTTCCAGGATAATCCGCAAGCAGCACAGCAAGTGTGGAACACGGTCAATTTGCTTTTAAGACTTGACCGAGATTGGAAGGTGTAAAAATGAGCTTTGGTAAAATGAACACCTTCGTCGAGATTGTCTCCATTGTAAAAGAAAAAGACAGCGAGGGCTTTGTGGTTAATTCCGAAAAAGTCCTTGCTTCTGTACGTGCCTATAGAGAAGGCCGACACGGCTCACAGCGTTGGGCTAATCTTGCTGCCTTCTCCGAAGCCACAGACCTTTTCCGCTTTCGTAGCATTCCTGGCGTTGACGTTACTACCGACCACATCCTTGTTTGTGAGGATGGCAGGTTCGACATCACCTCTGTCGAAGACGTCAAAAGCCGTGGAATGTACACGGAGGTGCTTGCTAAAAAGGTGGTGAGTTCCATTGGCAAAAGCTGAAGTTAAAATGCCGGATGATTTTCTTGAGAAGCTCTCCAAGCTTGCCGACCGAACTGACGAAATTTCCGAGCGTGTCTTAGCAGCCGGTGGTGAGGTTGTTCTTTCTAAAGTAAAAAGCAACCTTTCTTCTGTCATCGGCAAAGGCACACAATTCGATTCCCGCAGTACCGGTGAATTGGAACGCTCTCTTGGACTCACACCGGTCAA